AGTAACAAATACTGTCCAAACTCAATCTTTAGAAATTGCTATGCAAGCACAAGTAGTTCCTTTGAAGCAAAAGAAAATGATTACAGAAGTTGGTAATCTAGTTCCCACAAGAGATACTACTTATGTACCCTTTGGTTTTTATAAAGACTTAGAATCGATTGTAAAATCTAAAGCATTTTATCCATTGTTCATTACTGGCTTAACTGGCAATGGTAAAACTACTATGGTAGAACAGGTATGCGCTAAGTTATCAAGGGAATGTATTCGAGTAAATATTAGTATTGAAACTGATGAGGATGACTTAGTAGGCGGATCTACTCTAATCGACGGCAATGTTACCTTCCGAGAAGGCCCTGTTATTACTGCAATGAGACGTGGTGCAATTCTTTTAATTGATGAAATTGATCGAGGCAGTAATAAGCTAATGTGTATTCAAGGTATTCTTGAAGGCAAACCTTATTTCATCAAGAAAACAGGTGAAGTAATTACTGCTGCATCAGGTTTCAACGTTATTGCAACAGCAAATACTAAAGGTAGAGGTACAGATGATGGTAAGTATATTGCAGCACAAATTCTTGATGAGGCATTTCTAGAACGCTTTCCTATTACTGTAGAACAAGAATATCCAAGTACCACTATTGAAAAGAAAATTATTATAAATAACATGGAGGCATTGGAGTGTGCTGACGAAGATTTTGCAGACAAACTTGTAGGCTGGGCAGAGATTATTCGTAAGACTTATGTAGAAGGTGCTATTGACGAATTAATTTCGACTCGACGCCTTGTCCATATCGTAAAAGCTTATTCTGTATTTAAGGATAGGCAGAAAGCTATTAACTTATGTATCAATCGTTTTGATTCAGATACAAAATCAGCTTTCCTTGATCTCTATCAGAAAATCGATATGCCAGTAGAAGCACAAACAGCTGTTGAGCAACCAACAGTAAACGTTGAAGATGAGATTCCTTTTTAAGGAGATGTATGTTTATATTAGATAATTTTGTTGTAATGGAGTCGATGTATGGCAAATTTATAATCCCCAGACATTATACACCAGGACCACCAACACCTGATCCAGCATCGGTGATGTTGCGCACAGGTAAAACACATATCGAAGATGAGTTACAAAATATTTTGTTTCTCATTTCTCGATTGCCTGACAATGCTATTATTATTGATGGTGGAGCCAATATGGGATTCTTTACTATACCTGTTGCTCAGGCAGTAAAGGATAAGGGCAGCAAAATTATCTCGTTTGAACCGCAAAAGCAAATCTATTATGCTCTTTGCGGTTCTTGCGCTTTAAACGAATTAGAAAACGTATTCGTACATAATCTAGGACTAGGAGATAAATCTACTACCGCTCAATTGTCTGAGATAGATTATAGCAATAAGATAGATTTTGGTATGGTTACTATTTCAGAAAAAGTAGAAAAGAAAGAACACCCTTATCTTAGTTATAATACAGTTAATGTTATAACCATTGATTCAATGAAACTTCCAAGATTGGATTTTCTCAAACTTGATGTTGAAGGTTATGAGTGCCAAGCACTTTCTGGTGGGCTAAAAACTATAGAAAAACATCGCCCTATTATATGGATTGAATACAATATGGCAGGAGAAGACAATATCAAAGCTTCACTGCAGAGTGTTCAAAACTATAAGTATATTATTGTTGATTGGCAGAACATGCTTATTATACCTGAAGAACTATGGGAGAATTTACCCAAATGAATAGTTTAGTTCTTCATACTCACACCGGTCTTGGCGATCATTTGATAACTAATGGAATGGTGCATGCTTTTTCTGATAGATATGATAAAGTGTATGTGATCCATTTAAAGATGTTTGGTGAATCAGTAAGAGCTCTATATAAAGGTTTCGATAAAATTGAAACCGTAGAGTTTGAGGATAAAGATATTAATCTTTACCAAAGAGATAAAATTGCAGACTTAGCTAGAGATACCAATTCAGAATTAATTGTTGTAGCAGATCCACATTTATACTATCCGAGAAGATTAGTTCTAGATAAGAATGGAGGACTAACTGCTGTACATACCGCAATAAATTTTGATAGACAGTTCTATGAACTAGCAGGCATGCATTTTTCTATCAGATATACTAGATGTGTTATACCTGAGAGCACAAAAAAATCTAAAAAGATCTTAAAAGATTTAACTAATGGTAAGGATTTTAGATTGGTCCATAATACTAGTAGTCAATCATCTACAGGATATCAGATTGATATGGATGCTGAATCTCCTTATGTTGGATTGCCTATAGTAGAAATTAAACCTGGTATTACTAATAATATTTTTGATTTCGTTGATCTAATTAAAGAGGCGAAGGAAATACATACTGTAGGAAGTTTCTTTCACAATTTAGTGGATAGTATTACTGACAAGACAGATGCAAGATTAGTATTCCATAATATCATGATGAAGCATGAGACGCAAATTAATTGTTTTTGGAATAATCATAGATGGTCTCAACTAAACTATGATAGGAAATTTTGATGAAAAAAATTAAGCTTGGGTTTACAGATACCCACAATCATCTAGCTATGTTTTTCCATTCTATTTTATCAACAAGATATGAAATAGAAATAGATAATGAAAATCCTGAATATCTAATATTTGGAGATAACAATTTTGGAAATCAAAATCTAAAATTCAATAAGAATAAAGTAACCAAAATATTTTATACAGGCGAAAATCAAAGACCGGAAAACTATGATTGCCATTACGCTATTTCATTTGATCATAATTACGAATCATGGCATTATAGATTGCCGTTATTCGTAATCTATATGTGGGCATGGAAACATCTACATGGTATGAAATACGATATGGACTATGTTTTAGGTAAAATTAATATACAAGAAAAAACATCTTTTGCCTCTTTTGTAGTATCCAATCCTAATTGTAAAGAAAGAAATAACTTTTTTGAGCTACTTAATAAGTATAATACTATTGACAGCGGGGGTAAGTTGTATAATAATATACAAGCTAATATCCACGGTGAACAGGGGAAAATAGATTTTCTTAGTACTCGTAAATTCAACGTTTGCTTTGAACCGTATACATATCCTGGTTATGTCACTGAAAAAATTATGCATGCTTTTTATGCTGGCACTATACCTATTTACTGGGGCAATGAACTTATAGCATCTGACTTTAATAGAGACTCATTTATTAATGTCCATGACTTTTCGACATTTGAAGATGCGATAGATTACATTATTAAGGTGGATAGTGATAGTAATCTATACGATAAAATATTGGCAGCACCAAAATTCATAAACAACATTCCGCCTTCATATCTGATACTAGATAATTTTCTTAATTGGTTTGATGCTGTGGTATATAACAAGATATTACAAAGATGAAAATACATACCTTTATTTTTAATTGGCGCGGACAGTATTCTAATACACTTGAAAAAATTCAACAGCTTAATTCTATAGGCATTACTCCAACTATAATTAATAGTGATGATGATAATCACAACGACGGATGGATTAATATAGGTGAGGAATCTTATTTCACTGCTCAGTTTTTAAAGGCGTTAGAGTTATTCGATGGTGATGTGTTGTTCCATATTCAAGGAGATGCATCATATAATAATTGGGAAGGATTAATAGCAGACGCCAAGAAATACTATGATGAATATAAATGGGGGATTTATGCTCCGAATGTAGATTATACATGGTATGATGCTAGCAGAACAGACTTAGATATGTTTACTGTAGATGAAACTCCTTTAAAAATGGTAGCTAATACTGATTGTACTTGTTGGTTTATTCATAAAGATATTTTAGAGGAAGCAAATAAAAGAAATGTAAATTTCACGCCATATAAGATGGGGTGGAGTTTTGATATAGTATATCCTGCGTTATCACATATGCTAAAGAGACCAGTACTAAGGGATTATTCACACACTGTTCAACATCCTATTGGAACAAACTATAATAAAGAATTAGCTGAAAAAGAAATGGGTAATCTTTTTCAATCTTTACCTAAAGATATACAAGAAGCCTTTTACTACATTAAAGGCGAAAGAAGCAATTTAGCTAAATATTATATGGATAAATAATGGTTTTAGATTTTCATGCTACAAATAATTTCTTAAAAGAAAAAATTTTAAAAGGCGATCCATTTTGTGCTTTAAGAATAGATAACACTGCAGGGTATGTAATAGAATGTTTACTTAAAGGCGAATATCCTGATATAAATTTTTTTAATGAAAGATCATTAGTAGAAGCAGGAGTCGTGCCTACAACTTTAAATTATGCTTTTAATAGATTGTATCCTAATACAATAGAAGTAATGAAAAGAGCGGATTTGCTTGGGTTTGTGGATGTAGCCAATACGTTATATAAAAACATAAAATTTTTGTCTAATTTTAAAAACATTCCAATTTATTCTGGCCCACCTATGTTAGTAAACGACCCAGCAGCATTAGTAAATGTTTCTGGTTATTATGATTGCACTGATCCGTGGACAAAGTATTTAAAGAATAAAAAAGTACTAGTTGTTTCTACACACAGAGAATCTATACTACATCAATGGGATCGTATTGATAAGATATGGGGAAGTAATAAAGAATTAGTTGTGCCTTTCGAGTTGGTGGATTGTATAAGATCCCCTTACCATCCTTATTTCGATGATAGGCAATATCCCGGTTGCCAATCTTGGGAAGACACTGTAAATTACATTAAAGAACAAATTACTAAATATGATTTTGATGTTTTATTAACTGGTGCTACAACATCTTCTCCCTTTTATGCTGAGCATGCAAAAAATTTAGGTAAAATTGGTATTCAAACTGGAGGAACCATACAACTGTTTTTTGGTATATTAGGTTATAGATGGACTAAAGTTGAAGGGTATAAAAATTGGCATAAAATGTATAATGAACATTGGATATATCCTTTACAAATAGATGAAGCACAAAAAAGAAAACAATATATGCAACTTGAAACAAATTTTGCTTATTGGTAATATGAAACAAGATATTATAAAAAGTGTTTCTGAGTTTTTTAAACAGAAACAAGCGAACAAAAAATGGGAAGCGGGCAAGGATTTTGTTAACTACGCCGGTCCATATTTTAATGAAAAAGAATACGAATCAGTAATGGATTCATTACTCGATGGTTGGTTGGTAATGGGTGATAAGTGTTTGAAATTTGAACGTGAATTTCCTAAACACTTTGGAAAACCCAACGGTATATTAACTAATTCTGGTTCCAGTTCAAATTTATTGATGATGACTTCTCTGACCTCAAAAAGAGGTTACAATCTTCCTAAAGGAACTAAGGTATTAGTTCCAGTTGCAGGATTCCCAACCACATTCAATCCAATCATTCAGTTAGGATTTGAACCTGTATTTTTAGATATAGAATTAGATACTCTTAATCTTGATTTAACCAAGGCTGAGGATCTAATAAGAAAACATAATATAAAAGTAATGACTTTCGCTCATGTATTAGGCAATCCGCCTAATATGCGTTGGTTGATGGAGCTTGTTAAAAGATATGATTTACTATTACTAGAGGATTGTTGTGATGCCCTCGGATCAACTTACGATGGTGCGCCTTTGGGCTCATTTGGTATTATGGCTACTTGCTCTTTCTATCCTGCTCATCATATAACAATGGGGGAGGGAGGATATGTTGCCTGTAATACATATGATCAAGAGGTAATTCTCAGATCATTTAGAGAATGGGGTAGAGGATGTTACTGTGTGGGGCCCGAAGCTAATAAATTAAAATGCGGGACTTGTGGTAAAAGATTTAGTGAGTGGATTCCTAGTTTACCTAACGAAATATTTGATCACAAGTATGTGTATGATGAGATAGGTTATAATTTAAAACCTATAGAAATACAAGGTGCTATGGGTTTAGTTCAACTTTCTAAATTGGACGAAATTCATTCTATTAGAAAACGTAATTACAAATTATTATTTGACATATATAGTAAATACGAGGAATATTTTCATTTGCCGAGGGCACAAGAACATAGTAATCCTAGTTGGTTTGCATTTCCTATTACTATCAGATCAGGTTCTCCATTTAAGAGAAATGATGTAGTTGATTATTTTGAAGAAAATTTAATACAGACTAGACCATACTTTGCTGGTAATATTTTACTACAACCAGCATATAGTCATTTGATGAATCAAGAAGATGCAAGAAAGAATTTTCCTACAGCTACTAAAGTTATGACGGATACTTATTTTCATGGTACAAGTCCTGTGATTATTCCTGAACAAATAGAATATATTGGTTACACTTTAGATAACTTTATGAGTTTATTCACATGAGAGTATGCGATTACATAGCTTCCTATCTTTATGATTATGGTGTAAAGAATGTATACGGTTTGATGGGAGGGGGAGCATCAGGTCTTAACGATGGCTTTATTAAACATGGTAAAATAAAGTATATTTGTTTTCATCATGAACAGGGTGCAGGATATGCTGGTTATGCTGAAGCTAAATCCACGAATAAATTATCTGTTGTCAATCCAACGACAGGTTGCGGTGGTACTAACTGCATGACTCCTTTACTTAATAGTTGGCAAGATTCTATTCCTGTTTTATTTTTATCTGGTAATGTTAGATTAAATCATACTAGTAATTATATAAACAAAACTAAAGGAGTAAGTATTAGAAAGTATGGTGTTCAAGAACATGATATTACTAATAGTGTAAAAAGTATTACTAAATTTGCTAAGGTAATTGAAAAAGTCGAGGACGTAAAAAGAATATTAGAAGAAGCATTATACATAGCCACTACTGGAAGGCCTGGGCCAGTATGGTTAGATATCCCAAGTGATATTCAAACTGCAGAAATGCCAATAGAAAGCGATAGCTTTATTTCCGGTAATTATGTTCCTAGTAATCCAAATAATATTTTGACTATAGCATATAAAACTTTTTCAGAAATGCTAGAAAAAAGTAATCGACCAATTATACTAGCAGGCAATGGTATACATTTAAGTGATTCTAGAGAAATATTCAAAGATTTTGTTGAGTATCATAATACACCATTTGTATCTTCTTATCTTGGAAGGGATATAATGGAATATGAACATAGATTAAATCTTGGTGCTATAGGTATAAAAGGAACTAGAGCAGCTAATTTTGCTCTACATTATTGTGATTTGTTACTAATACTTGGATGTTCACTTAATGCGACACATATGGGATATGATGAATCGCAATTTTCTCCTTATTCATTTAAAATAATGGTAGACATCGATGCAAATGAATTATTTAAACTGAAGGGACCTGTGAATATTGATAGAACGTATTGTTTGAATTTAAAGGATTTTTTTGATGAATATAAAATCAGAAAAGAATAATGATTGGGCAAGTCTATGCCAAGAATGGAAGAACAAATGGCCAGTGTTTACTAATGACTATTTGGACAATGAGTATTCTTTAAACATCTATACCTTTATAGAGGCACTAAGTAATGTTATGACAGATAGTCATATAGTTGTAACTGATGCTGGTTCTCCTTCTTATGCATTGCCTCAAAATTTAAAATGTAAGAACAATCAACGTTTTATTTTTTCATCTGCCCAAGCGGATATGGGATTTTCAGTTCCAGGTTCTATAGGAGTGGCAATGGCTAATCCTAATAAACAAATAATTGTCGTTACCGGTGACGGAAGTTTTAATTCTAATCTACAAGAATTAGCAGTTATAAAGTATTACAATCTTCCTATTACTATTTTCGTATTAGACAACAATGGTTATTTAAGTATTAAAAACACACAGAAGAAATTTTTTGAAAACAGAGTTTATGGTGTAAGTAAAGAATCTGGGCTATATTTTGCTGATCTGTATAAGACAGCAGATCTTTATGGTCTAAAGTATTTTGTGCTAAATAAGAAATCGGCTATTGAAGCCGATTTAAGTTATTGTCTCAAACAACCTTTGCCTAAGTTGGTTAAGGTAGTATGTCAAGAGGATCAAGAAATAATACCCACACAAATGTTTAAAACTATAGAAGGCAAAAAAGTACAACCTGGACTTGATGACATGTATCCCTTTTTGTCTACTCAAGAATATGAATTGGAAAGAAATAAAGCTCTTAGTATATGAAAATTGTGATACTTGGTGGGTCAGGATTTATAGGATCATATCTAACTAATTATCTAGTATCGACTCGACATCATGTTCTAAATGTAAATAGGCAAGTCGACGTATTAAAGAAAGATGTTCTATATACTTATATTAAAGAACAAACGCCAGATGTAGTAATAAACTGTATTAGTTTTGGCGGTAAAGAAAATCTTCATAGTGATAAATTACTTTATGCTGCTAATAATCTAGAACTTTTTACAAATATTCTAAGATCATCTAAGTATTTTAAAAAGTTTATAAATATAGCATCGGGGTCGGAAATAGTAGATTCCAATTATGTGAAAGAAGATTGGGTATGGAAAGATTGTCCTACAAATAGCTCTTATGCTATGTCAAAAAACATCATAGCTAGAATATGCGAGAGTATTGATCATTTCTACACACTTAGATTGTTTGGTTGTTTTGGTAAAGGTGAACCTAATTTTAGAATTTTTAGTAAGTATAAAAATTCAATGATTTCTAATACTACACTAGAATTACGAAATAAGTATTTTGATAATTTTTTCGTTGAGGATTTTTGTACTATAGTTGATCACTTTGTTAGTTATAATCATATGGTAAAAGATATAAACTGTGTTTATAAAGAAAAACTCACATTAAGTAAACAACTTGATCTAATGTCATCTATTCACGGATGGAAAACTAATTATACGGTTGTGGACACTGATAAAAATTATACTGGCAATTCTGATAATCTAGATTTGTTAAATTTAGATCTAAAAGGATTAGAATTTGGATTGAGAACCTATAAATGAAAAAAATTGTTTATGTGACAGGTTGCTTAGGATTTATAGGATACCATGTAACTAAAGCATGCTTGGACAAGGGTTGGTACGTTTATGGTATTGATAAATGCACATATGCTGCTAATTGGGATCTTTTACAAAATCTAAGAAAGTATGGCGACCAATTTAAATTTGAAATATTTGATATCAATGATTTAACTCGTTTATATGATTGTGATTATATTATCAATACTGCCGCAGAAACGCATGTAGATAATAGTATAGAAAGTTCTGACGTCTTTCTAAAAAGTAATGTTAATGGGGTACATAGATTATTAGAATTAATTAAATCTAAACCGAAATCAAGACGTCCTATATTATTACATTTTAGTACAGATGAAGTATATGGTGATATAGAACAGGGATTCCATACTGAAACAGATTTGCTAAAACCTAGTAATCCATATTCTGCCACAAAGGCAGCAGCAGATATGTTAGTCTTAGCATGGGCTAGAACATATGATATACCTTATGTTATTGTTCGACCAACTAATAACTATGGTATCGGTCAGTATGTTGAAAAGTTTATTCCTAAGGCTATAAAGAATTTGTCTCTAGGCAAAAAAATAGTAATGCACGACCAAGGATTGCCGAAAAGAACTTGGCTACATGTGTCAGATACTGCTGATGCTATTATAAAAATAATAGATAAAAATATCACTAATGAGATATTTAATATATCAGGGAACACAGAAAAACAAAATATAGATGTGGCACAAGCTATTTTGTCGCATTTTTATATAAATTTATCCTACATATCAACTAATAACTTTGATTTTTCAGAAGTTAGACCCGGGCAGGATGTTCGTTATGCTATTGATGATAGGAAATTAAAATCTCTTGATTGGCAACCAAAGGCAATCTTCACTGATGAACTTAAATTAATTGTAGAATGGTATAGAAATAAGTTTATATGGTAAAAATTTTTACGTTTAGTTTGTGGGGAAATAATCCTAAATATTTATTTGGTGCTGTAAGGAATGCTCAACTAGCACAAACAATATTTCCTGATTGGCAATGTATTTTTTATTATGATATTACGGTGCCCAAAGAATTTATTAACATTCTAAATCATTTTCAAAACACCACCACAATAAAAATATTAGATAATTCTTTCGGAGCATTTTGGCGGTTTGATATTATGTTTGATAACAAAAATATAGTATTATCTAGAGACACTGATTCACGATTAAGTGAAAGAGAAAAAATTCTAATAGATCATTGGTTAAATACTGAAGCCAATTATATGGTAATTAGGGATCATCACAATCATTACGAATTTCCTATTTTAGCGGGTATGTGGGGAAAAAAGAATATAATAATAGATAACAGTTTTAAAGAAATTATGAAACAATATAGATTTATAAAACAATATACTGTTGATCAGATTTTTTTACGTGACGTGTTGTGGCCTTCTATACAAGATAAAACTTTAATATATGGAGTAAAAGAATTAGATTGGATGCGAGATACATATGATTTTAGTGGTAAAAATTTCATTGGGCAAACTTATACTGAAAATGATGAACCTGTTTATGATGGAAAAATAGATGCCTAGACTTCTCAACAATATTAATGACATAGATCCAACCCAAGATGTTTTAGTTTATACTCATCTTGGTTTGGGAGATATCCTTGCTAATTTTGCTATTAATAAAACTGTACTTAATACGACTTCGGGTAAAGTATATCTACCTGTTAAATCTAGATATTTAGAGAGTATGTTACATCTATACAATGATGAAAATCGCGCAATAGTTTTTGAAGTAAATAATGAAAATTATGCTGCGGAACAACAAGATGTATATAATATAATTAATAATTACAACTTAGATCATTTTATAATAGGATTTGGTGCAGTAAAACAACCTTTTCATTATGTGCAATTTTATGAACAAATAGGTATAGAATATAGTCAATGCTGGAAATTATTTCCAAAATTAAAATCTACTCAGCAATCTAAAGAATTATACAAAGAATTGATCTCAGATAAAAAAGATTATATAATAGTTGTAGATACAAATTCATGGGGTACATATGATCTTAAAATAGAATGTAATCTTCCTATTATTAAAACCTTTATTACTGATAAAGGGACAGGAATATTTGATTGGTTTGATATCGTTAAAAATGCAAAAGAAATACATACAGTAGGCACAGCATTTTTTCATTTAGCAGATCATATTAAAAAATACAATAATGATGTAAAATTATTTTTTCATAACTGTAGAAAAGATTTCGATACCGTAGATAAACAACATAATTGGATAAAAGTTGATTATGAATAAGAAACATCTAGTTATAGGAGATTTTATATTAGATAGATTTATCTATGGCGATACATTAAGAGTTTCTGCTGAAGCACCTACTTTGGTTTTAGATGTAACTAAAAAATTAGATTCTTATGGTGGAGCTTATAATGTGGTCGCGCATCTTTGTTCATTAGGAGATAATTGTACTTTTGTTACAGTCGTCGGTGATGATTACTTGGGTATAACTAAAGATTTTGAAGATAATTTTTCTGAAAATTGTGAATCACATTTTGTTTACGAAATTAACAGAAAAACATCTTTAAAAACTAGATTAATTTCTAATTATAAAAATAGCCATTTATTGCGATATGATAATGAGTCATTACATACAATCAATACTTTTTCTGCAGAAAAAATTATTGATTATGTAAAAAGTAATATACAAAAATATGATACTATTATTTTAATTGATTATAAAAAGGGTATCTTTGATAATTACTTAACATCTAATATTATAAGTATAGCAAATAAAAATGAGAAACCCATTTTGGTTGATACAAAACGAGATGATTTAAGTATGTTTAGTAATGTCAGTATTATCAAACCTAATAAGTATGAATTTACTAAAATACAATTAAGATATGCCCCGGATCTTTCCGTAGAGGACGCTTGCAAAAAAATAAGTTCAATTTTTAATATACAAAGTATAGTAATCACAGATGGCGAGAATGGTATTTTTCTATATGATAAGGAAAGAAAAATTAAACATATTAATGGAAACAAAGTTCAAACAATAGAACTCAGTGGAGCAGGAGATTCTGTATTAGCAACTATAGGATATTGTATTTCTAGAAAAATCGAAACCTATAATGCTGTTTTAGCCGCTAATAAAGTTGCTTCAAAATTAGTTTCACTTGGTGTTAAATACAGAGCAAAAATAGAAGATTTATGAAAACATTCAAAGCAGCAGTTCTTAGAAAACATTTTAATCCTTTAAGCATAGAAACATTTGATGAACAGTTACCTGGTCCTGGGCAAGTTTTAGTTAAAATGATTACCTCTGGGTTGTGTGGCGCACAGATCAATGAAATTGATGCTGTAAAAGGTGAGGATAAATATATGCCACATTTTATGGGGCATGAAGGATATGGGTATGTAGTAAATATAGGCGAGGGAGTTACTAAAGTACAATGCGGCGATTATGTTGTATTACATTGGAGAAAGGGTCTCGGATGTGATTGTTTTGGGGGAAGATATTCTTCATTGTTGGGAACCGTGGGTTCGGGCCCGGTAACTACTTTCGCAGAACAAACTATTGTATCAGAGAATAGAATAACCAAAGTACAAAAAAATAATAAACTAAAAAATTTATTTCCCCTAATTGGTTGTGCATTATCTACATCGTATGGCATAGTTAAAAATTTAGATAAAAATACACGAATCGTGATTACTGGTGCAGGCGGTTTAGGCTTAGCTATTGCATTTTGGTTGAAAGTATTTGGTAATTTTTCTACAACTTTAGTAGATTTAGATAACACAAAAGAAAAATTAGCCAAAAAATTTGATGCCAATTTTATAATTACTAGTGATTTAGATAATTTAGACAAGGTAAATTATGCCATAGATACGACGGGCAAGGTAGACGTGATTTCAAAATTATTCAATCTACTTTCTAAAAACGGATCCGTTATATTAGTAGGGCAACCCAGAATAGGTCAGAAATTAATTTTAGACAATCCTTTAGCATTTTTTGATGGCAAAAAAATTTATAGTTCAGATGGAGGCGATTTTGATCCTGATACTGATTTATCCACAATCGTAGATTATGTAAGTGATAATTATAAATTAGCTGAAAAACTTGTAACAGATATAATATCTTTAGACGATATTAATCTCGGATTTGAAAAGATGAGGAAGGGTTCATCGGGTAGAATAGTGATAAACTTTGAGGGAAAACAATGAAGAACTTAAAAACAGCAGAAGAATTGAAAACATTTGTAAATAAGATGGCTAACTACCATGATTCGGGATTATTGCCCTTTGCGGTTCACTTGCCTGGTGGTAATGAGGAACAGTTGATAGAAATTTTTCAAAAGGTAAATGAGGGTGATTATGTCCTATCTACTCATCGAAATTGGTATCATGCATTACTTAAAGAGTTGCCTGAAAATGAAATAGAAAATAAAATTTTGTCAGGTAGAAGTATGTTTATGTTTGATCGTAAAAGAAATTTCTATGTGTCTGCTATTATTGGAGGAACACCTGGTATTGCTGTAGGTATTGCATGGGCACTCAAAAATAAAGGTTCAAATCAGCGCGTTTGGTGTTTTGTTGGAGATGGTATAGAAGACACAGGACATTTCGCCGAAGCTGTAAGATATGTTGATGGGTTTAATTTACCATGTACATTTGTTATCGAAGACGACAGAATGGCAGTTGAGGCTTCTAAATTGTCAAGATGGGGGACAGATAAAGATTTAATTTGGCCTAGTTGTGTATATCGGTACCATTATAATAAAACTAGACCACACATTAGAACAGGCAATTTTGCTGATCTAAATATGATGAAGAAAACAAAGAAAACTGACACTGAATATTTTCCATTACTAGATAAAGTAAATTACACACCTACGAATATAGACACTTCTTTAAGTTATAAAGATGCTGTAACTTTAGCAATGACAGAACTTGGAGAACAGGGATCAATTTTTCTTGGATATAGTATTATACCCGGCGATGCTATGGGTACATTGAAAAATGTGCCAATGTCACAAAAAATAGAAACACCTGTTGCAGAAAATTTAATGGTAGGATTAGCAATGGGTATGTCTTTTGAGGGATTTAAACCTGTTGTTTATTTTGAAAGACATGATTTTATGCTTGTTGCTGCGGATGCCATAGGTAATCATGTAGATAAAGTTGAAAGAATTTCCCATGGCGAATTCAAAGCGCCTGTAATATTTAAAACAGTAATAGATGATGGTGGACTTTTTTATTCTGGTCCGACTCATTCACAAAACTTTACAGAAGTATTCAGACATATGGTAGATTTTCCAGTTATAGATGTTCATACACCAAGTGAAGTTTTATCTGCCTATAGATTTGCTAAAAATCATAATGGTCCAGTAATGATTGTCGAACATAAGAAATATCATTAATGAATAATCCCATTGTCACAATTATTACAGCAACTACTGGGTCACAATTACTAAAACAAAATCTTCAATCTGTAAAGAATCAAACATATAAGAATATTCAACACTTAGTTGTCATAGATGGTAAACATCATAAGAGTAAAGCTGATCGTTTTATTACTAATCAAGATGTAATTGTTTTACCGTATGCTACAGGTACAGAACAATACAACGGACATAGAATATATGGTGGATGTACTTATTTAGCTAAGGGCGATTACATAATGTTCTTAGATGAGGATAATTGGTTAGAAGAAAATCATGTAGAAAGTTTATTAGAAGTATCAGACAAAAATTCTTTTTCATGTTCTTTAAGAAGAATCGTAGATAGTTCTGGTAAATTTATATGTAATGATGATTGTGAAAACTTAGGTAATTGGCAATCTGTTTTAGGTGATTACTTTGTTGATGTGAATTGTTTCTTTTTGCCTAGAATATTGGCATTACAATTATCTCCGTTATGGTATAAAAGAGCAAGACATCCAGAAGATCAACCCGAGGTGGATAGAGCATTGACTTCTGCACTAAAAGATAATAATATAAGATGTAATGTGTCAGGTAAGTATACTGTTAATTATAGAGTTGGTAATAGAGCTGATTCAGTTCAAGCGCAATTTTTTATTAATGGTAACGAAAAAATGAAACAACTTTATAATGGAGTTTATCCGTGGCAGAAATAAGTTACAAATATAATGAAGACGAATCTATTAAAGAATTACAACAATATGTTGATTCTACCTATTCGCAACATTATGCTCAAGGTGCCATACAAACTACAGAATTTATTATTGATTGTGGACATGGGATAGGACATACTGCGGGTAATATAATCAAATATTGCCAAAGGTATGGTAAAAAAGAAGGAAGGAATAGGAAAGATATACTAAAGATATTACACTATGCTTTAATTATGCTCCATGTGCATGATAAAGAAACAAAAAACGTGAAACAAATAGATCATCATTCGGTGTGAGGACATTATGCAAATTAGTAAAGAAACAATTGATATTCTAAAGAATTTTGCTAGCATTAACAGCAACATTCTTATTCGTAAGGGTAAATCCTTAGCAACAATCAGTACAGCCAAAAATATTTTTGCCAAGGCAAGTGTTACTGAAGATTTCCCTGTTGAAGTTCCAATTTATGATTTAAATTCATTGCTTGCCTTATTGACTTTGATGGAGAATCAGAATGTAGAGTTCGGTGATAAGTCATTGACTATTTCTAAAGATGGTGGCAAGTTTGAATACTTTTATTCTAACGCAGGTGTTATTGTAGCCGCCCCAGACAAAAGTATTGAATTAGATAATCATTTTCAGTTTAAACTAACAGCTGAAGATGTTCAAATGATTATGAAAGCAGCTGCCATCACTTCGGCACCTACAATCACTGTAGCTTGTAAGCACCAACAGGTAACTTTAACTATCGGTGATAAAAAGAATGACACTGCCAATACTTATAAGAAAACTATTGGTCCTGGGATTGAGGATTTCGATTGCCATGTAGCAGTAGAAAACTTTAAAGTTATTCCTGATGCGTATACTGTAACTATTTCAAAGAAAAAGTTTATGCATTTTAAACATGAAACTAAAGCCATTGAATACTTTATTGCTATGGAACCTGATTCAGTGGTGTAATCATGACTGACAAAGCTAAGGAAAACATTGAGTATATTGCCAAGATTATGGCCGAAAGAAAAACAGGATCCCAAGATGATTGGAATAGCTATCAACATAATTTCATAGGCAAAGCTTGGGATATGGTTTTATTATTAGAGCAACTAGGTTTTCTAAATAAGAAGAAATTCTGGGGGCAGGATGAGTCAAAATAAAAGTGTACTTTTTTGTACACCTATGTATAATGGTCAATGTTATTTTGGTTATGTGAGTAGTTTACTTCATGCTATAATGGATTTACAAAATAGCGGTTATCCAACCTATTGGATGTTTCTGCCCAATGAAAGTTTAATACAGCGAGGTAGAAATTTTTGTGTAGATTATTTTTTGAATAATTCTGAATGTACACACTTAATGTTTGTTGATTCAGATATTGTTTTTCCCCCAGGTAGCGTAAAACGATTACTAGAATATGATAAAGATATTATAGCTGCTCCCTATCCTAAAAAATATATTGACTGGGGTAATATCTATAATGCTATGAAAGCAAATCATATTCTTTCTGCTGATGATATAAAAAAGTTTGGAGCATCGTATGTTATTAATCTAATAGGTAATGATACAGGCCAATATACTACAGATGCGGAAGGTCTACTAGAAGTTGCTCACGTTGGCACAGGATTCATGATGATTAAAAGAGAGGTTTTTGCTAAATTAGAACCTCATATGAATAAGGCAAGAGCAGCAAATTTTGGTAAGTTTGATAAATGGTATACTGAATATTTCAAGACAGCTGTGGGAACGGAAGGTGTATTCTTGTCGGAAGATTGGTTCTTTTGTGAGGAATATAGAAAAATAGGAGGCAAAGTTCATCTTGTACCAGACATTAATTTAGATCATATAGGAACACATATATTTACTGGTGACATCATTACTGCTGGTGCAAATATTTCTTAATATATTATGGAGTTATTATGGAAGTTCGTGAAGATCAATTTCTATGGGTTGAAAGATATCGCCCTAGAAAATTAAGTGATTGTATTTTGCCCTCAGATCAGAAAAAGATCTTCGAGGAAATGATTAGCAAAGGTGAAATACAAAACATGCTATTATGTGGTTCTGCCGGTGTAGGCAAGACTACAGTAGCAAGAGCATTATGTGAGGAATTGGAAACAGATTATATTGTTATAAATGGATCAGAAGAATCGGGCATTGATGTTCTAAGAACAAAGATTAAACAGTTTGCATCTACTGTTTCTTTTAGTGGCAAAACTAAAGTTGTAATATTAGATGAGGCAGATTATCTAAATCCAAATTCTACTCAACCTGCTCTTAGAGCATTTATTGAAGAATTTTCTGCGAATTGCAGATTCATTTTTACTTGTAACTTTAAGAATAGAATCATCCCGCCACTACATTCGAGATGCACTGTAATTGAATTCAAGTTGCCTAAAGAAGATAAGCCAAAGATAGCGGCTAAATTCTTTAAAAGAGCTACAGAAATTCTTTCGCTTGAGAATGTGACATTTGATCCTAAAGTCTTAGCAAAAGTAATTGAGAAGCATTTTCCCGACTATCGTCGCATTTTAAATGAGTTGCAGCGTTACTCGGTATCTGGTAAAATTGATGAGGGTATTCTTGTCAATATGGGAGAAGTAAACCTATCAGAATTACTTACTTATCTGAAAGATAAGGATTGGAAAAAGATGCGAGGATGGGTAGTGAACAATATTGATAATGATCCTGCAACAATCATTAGAAAAGTTTATGATACTTTAACAGATCATGTTGTACAAGTACCTCAATTAGTTTTAATCTTGGCGGATTATCAATATAAAAGTGCATTCTGCGCAGATCAAGAAATTAATCTTGTAGCATGCCTTACCGAAATAATGGCTTCGGTAGAATTTAAATGAGATACTTTATGGAAAAACTTAGAATAGCTGGTATAGAATATAAGGTTGAAATGTTATCAGCTGAGGAGATGAATAGTAATCTAGGACTAGCAGATTTCAATAATCAAAAGATAATGATAAATAAAGAGGCAACTGAATCAACACAACAGATTGCTTTTATTCACGAAATACTTCATATTCTAGATAAGTCATATAACATTAAATTAACTGAGGAACAAGTAGTTTACACGGCACAGGCTATTGTTGCTTTAGTAAATGATAATCCGGAGTTTAGATTATGAATCTATTTGGCGAACCAGTAAAATCTTTCAAAGAAGAACCTTGGAAAGCACCAGCTATATCGCCTTTTGATTTTATAAATGCTATCCATCAAACAAAAGATAAACTTATTGTTGATGACTGGTCAGAGAAACAGTATAATCCATATATAGTAAACAAGGGCTTATCATATGGTCAGGATACTATTATTCCCGCGAATGAGATGAATTCAAGACCACACTTGGAAAAAGCCCTTCAATTTTCGTTCTTAAAGAATATAGTGCGGCCTAAGAAAAGATTCAATAAATGGCTAAAACCAGAAAAGATTGAAGCGTTAGAAGTTATTAGGGAATACTATGGATATAGCAAAGAGAAAGCCCGTCAAGTATTGAATATTTTATCTGAACAACAGATAGAGATAATAAAGAATAGATTATCTAAGGGCGGATATAACATATATTAAAATGCTTATTAAAGTTATATCCCGTAAATGTTTTGTTACATTTTAAGCAACAGTAACCCTTTGCTTTATTTTTATACCTATTTTTTTGAGCTTCTGAAAGAGATTTTTTATGTTGTAAAGACAATAGTATATTCTTTTTAGCCAAAGACATTTTCATTTTAGTATCATCAGTAAATTGTTTGCCTTTATTTGGACCAGGCTGTTTCTTAAGATGTTCTACCCATTTATTTTTAATTTCACTATAAATTCTAGAATTTCCTTTATATCTTAACATGCTTAAATTTTTTCTATTACTCATAGACATAAAGGCAAAAATCATTTTAGATTGGTATTCTTTATAAACACATTTTACTAGTAAAATGTGACAGATATAATGCTCTTTAGCAGTTAAATATACTAGATTGTTTTTATCATTACTTCCATTCAAACTTCTTGGAATAATATGATGATTTTCGAGGTAAATAAAATTGTTTTTATTCCAATTTCTATCTTGTGCTTTTTTTATTATGTTGAAATACCATTTAGAATATTTGTTTTGTTCAAACATTAAACTCTCCATAAATAGTTTGGGGACAGTCTCGTACTCTCCGAGATTGGGTAAAAGCGGCAACTTTTACCCTTACCCATTATTTATAAAATTCATCTATTATAAATATAAGTATGAAGCGTTAGAAGTTATTAGGGAATACTATGGATATAGCAAAGAAAAGGCCCGTCAAATTCTCCCGCTTCTTAGTGATGAACAGATTGAAACAATAAGAACAAGATTGTATAAAGGTGGTAGAAATGGCGGATGACTTATTCCATATTGATTTTCCTGGGTACTCTCCATTAGAAGTTGCCCTTACACACCCTGACGATTTTTTAAAGGTCAGAGAAACATTAACTAGAATCGGTGTAGCATCTAGAAAAGATAAAGTGCTTTATCAATCTTGCCATATACTACATAAGCAAGGTAGATATTTTATTGTACATTTTAAAGAATTATTTGCATTAGATGGTAAACAAGCAGATCTAACTGATAATGATCTGCAAAGAAGAAATACTATTGCAAAATTATTAGTAGATTGGGGTCTTATCAAGATCATTGACCATAATAAATTTTTGGATACAGCTCCTTTATCTCAAATTAAAGTTATTTCATTTAAAGATAAGGATGACTGGGATCTCCAAACGAAGTATAATATTGGTAAGAAAAAGCAATCTGCGTAATAAATAATTATATCCCCGGGATGGGACTAGCATGCCAGCGAAGGCTAGTAAAATATCCACTGGTGCCAATGCCATATGGGTTGGCAATTTTTTACTCGCTTAATAGGAGAATTTAAATGACACTACTTCTGAAAAACGGACCCTTTGATATGTTTAAAGATATGGATAAGTTTCTAGTAGGATTCGATGAAACTTATAATCGCATGGCAAAATTCCATGATGATTTGACCAAAAATATTCCTAACTATCCTCCATACAATATCAAGAAGGTAGAAGATAACAAATATGTTATTGAACTAGCTGTTGCTGGTTTTGCTAAATCTGATATTGAAATTATCTTTGAAGATAATAAACTTATTATTTCAGGTAAAGCGCAAGAGGATAATGACAATTTCTTATTCAAAGGAATTGCAAACAGAGCATTTACTCGCACATTTTTATTAGATGACCAAGTCGAAATAAATGATGCTGCGATGATGAATGGTATGCTTAAAATTGCTTTGGAAAAAATTATTCCTGAGCACAAGAAGCCAAAAAAGATCGAAGTTAAAGATGCTGAAACTAAATCTAGTAAAAAGCAATATTTAACGGAGAAAAATAATGATATTAATATCTAACCTTAGTACTTTAAAGACATGGTTAGATAAGAAATTTCGAATTCCTTCAGTTGCAGAAACATACCTTTCAAAGAGTATAGATAGAGCAGACTTTAGTTATAGAGAAAAAGTTCTACAACAAAGGGGGCTACTATGAAAATTCTAAGAAAAATTTGGGATGTTTTAGAAGCTATGGCTGAGGGTCGTAGAATGCGAGTTGATCGTGAAGTACAAGAATACATTAAAAACAACAGGTAAATACTGTAGTTTAGATGTTATCAGACTAGGGAACTGGTTATTAAAAATTAGTTCCCTAGATAATCAAATCATTGTTTGTGCTTTTAATTTTTTAAATGATGATTTTTCATTAAGAATTTTTGAAGATGAGTTAGAAGCTTGTCAATACTTGGAGATGTTTTATGATTAAGATTGTAAAACTCATTACTACTGAGGAAGTAGTAGGGGACGTTACAGATAAAGGTGATTATTATCTTATTGATCAACCCTGTGCTGTCATTATTTTACCGGGTCAGTCTACAATGCAAGAGCATCGTATGGGATTACTTCCATATGCCGGCTATACTAAGAATCACAAGATTGAAGTTAAAAAAGATAAAATTGTTTGGGAAGCTGACCCTGCCGAAGAACTATATAATAATTACAATAAAGTCTTTGGATCGGGTATTCAATTGATTTAATATGAAAAAGAATTCACACGGGCCGGTAATATATTTAGATCCTGAGACATTATTACCTACCTGCAACCCTAGTTTATGTAAGGATAAGTTAGTCAATTATTATGAAGTTAAAGAAACTAACTATAAATGGGTGGGTGGTCCAGTAAAACATAAATTTTATTATTCTATTTGTAATCAATGTAATAAAAGAACCATTACAAACAGTGATAAGAAGTTTACAGATATATCATATAAAGCTGGGATAAAGAATCAAGGAATTGATCCAAGTCTTACTGAGGAGGAAATGAATGAAAAAACTCAAAACTATTGAGAAGAAAACTAGACAGAATGGTAGTAAAACTGCTACCATGAACAAGCATTATAAAAGATCCTATAAAAAATATAGAGGTCAAGGTAAATGATCAAATGCGGGGTAGTTCAGTAGGAGAACGGTGGACTCATAATCCACAGGTCGGAGGTGCGAATCCTTCCCCCGCTTCCATCACTTTTTGCAGATAGATTCTGCAATGTCTTTATTGCCCATAAAAAAATATGGAGCGTACCAGATAATAATCCAGTACGCTATAACAATATCAATCAGCGCTAATTGGTCTAATTGCCGGTTTTCCAATTGGTCTTACTCCTGTTGAAGGTGAGCTAACCATTGGGCTCGGCATTGGATCAGGGTCGGGTCCCATATCATTCATTGGGCTTATAGGTCCCATCCCTCCCGATGATAATGGTGCAGGCCCTAATGGTCTTGGGCCACCTGGGGGTTTATTTAATCCATTCATTGCATTAGCCTGAGCAGCTGCGCCTGCCATTGCTGCTTCTTTACCTGATCCTGCAAGCATAATACCTGATAAAGTGCCACATAAGAATGTGGCAACAGGAATTATTAATTCAAAGAATTTTTGATCTATTGGGCTTATGGCATTCAAAGGTTGTGTGACAAACATGATACTGTAAAGAACAGTAAAAACAATGCCAATAAGAGTGAGCGCCAAGCAGACTCCGATAAAGAATTTAAGCCGAACCATGAGTTCATTTTCAGTATACCTCTCTCCGGGTTTAGAAGGTTTCTCACCTTTATGATCATCCTTTTTAGGGGGTAGCGAAGAAGGTGCTTTCTTAATTGGTAATGGTGCCATGACTTGTTTTGGTGTGTTATCGTTAATATTAGGGTCCTTAAACATATCCTTTATACCCATTATTTGCCTCCTTTACACTGTTCACATTTACTTGGACTTGTGAAAGACGCAACTCCCTCTTGTCCTTTAAAAATATGTTCAGGGCAATCTCTAGAAACCTCGCAATAAGGTTTTTTGCAATAATCTTTATCCCAATTATCTGGATTTTGACACGGATATCTATATCTCGCGTCGCAGCTAAATAGGAATAAAGTTAATATAATTAAAGTAATTGATTTAACCATGGTATCCACATCCATATAGCTTGACTAACTAGTAATGAACCAATGGTGCCGACCACAGTACTAATGTAAAACATTGGCATACTGACTGCAAGAATACTAGCTGTTAATAAAACAATTGCAATCTGTAATGTAGAACCTCCCCATGTAAACCAAGGAGACTTTAATTTGGCAGCATCTCTTTCTGCTTCTAATGCTTTAGCTTTCTCCATGATTTCTTTTTTGTCATCACTCATGCGTTTTGCTTCGGCCAAAAATTTATCTTTATTCTCTGGCTTACTAGCTTCAGCAGCACTTATTTCATATAATACTCCTCGCACATTTTTAGCTTGATACCAAGCCCACATATTATTTGCTTGAATAGTATTATTTTGAATCTTGCTAGAATTACTTCCCCCGAGCATAGTATTGATGGCCAGAACAGCAGCTAAAAAAACGATTATAAATCCTGCCTTATCTTTAATCTTTGCTTCGCGTTCGCTTCGGGTTAATGGTTTCTGTTCCTTCGTATCGGTCATTAAAGTCCTCCTTAGGTTTATTTAAGTATTTGTCAAGAATAGCATTGCTAACCCAAGCAGCCATGTATCCCATAAAATACCACTCGCTAAATCTTTCTTCGACAATCAAATAAACGAAACCCCAGGTACTTACGATCCAAGCACCAAATCTTACGAATTTCTTTTCATCAATTTTCCCTCTGGAACATATTAAATCTTTTAGGTCTATATTACTATCGCTATTCCTGTGCCAAATCCAAAGTAAAAGTAATAGAAATCCTACCACAATTATAAGCAACGTGCTCATAGCAAATTGTGCTTTATTTAAATTTGTCCAGTCTATCATTTTTCTATAAATAATCGTGTCTAAATATTTATAGAAATGGATTACATATGCCTAGACAACCAAGTGCTCGTGCTTCAAAAAACTTGAAAGCATCTAAATATCAAATAGTTTTGAATTGGATAAGATTTAATCCTCTTAATTTTACCATTTTGATTTTAATTTGTACTGCTTTAATTTTATATTTATCTATAGTATTTAAATCTAACAATGAAGTGCAAGAAATTAAAATACAAACTCCTCAGGTAAATAATTCAACAGTTCTTTTAGAAACTCAATTAGAAAAACAAAGTGTTCTTATTAAAAAATTAGAGGAACATAATCTTACTCTTGAAAATAATATTAAAGTATTAGATAAAAGAATACAAGCTAATACTGAAATTATTAAAAGAATGTGCGAATATATTTGGGTAATCACGATAGATAAGAAAATTGCTCCAAGGCAATGCTATCCAGATTATAATTGGCGCAGGGAAGAAACAAATGGAAACTAAATTAGCTACAATAATTTGTAGTGATGTTATTGGTTATAGTGCACTAATGCAAAAAGATGAGGCAGGAACACTAGCCAAGTTAGATGCTTGCCGCGCTGTTATTGATCCCTTAATAGCTGCCAGTAAAGGTCGTCTATTCAATACAGGAGGAGACAGCGTACTCATTGAGTTTGCCAGTGCGGTGGATGCAGTACGTTTTGGTATAGAGATGCAAGCACGTATGAAAAAATTAAACAATGGTATGCGCTGGCGTGTAGGCATGCACATGGGTGAGGTATGGATTTATGGTACTAATCTTATGGGCGATGCTGTCAATTTAGCTGCTCGAACAGAGAGCCTTGCTGACTATGGCGGAGTAACAATGACTGACACTGTTTATAGATTAGTCAGTCCGAAAATTAAAGATTATAAGTTTATAAGTCGTGGTGTTCAAGAATTTAAAAATGTAGAACCAATGGAAATTTGGAGTGTAGAAATACCCGGGTGTGAATCTAATCCAAATCTAAGTAAAGTGAATAAAAAGGTTTCTACAGTTTCACAAAGCAAATCGCATGGTGAATTAGTTGCTGCAATAGTTAATGATCAAGCAGCTCGTAATAGAAGTTTAAATGATGCTATGACATTCAAACATGACGGAAAATACGGTCCAGCTACTAGAATTTTGATGTGGAGAGTAAGTAAACAAGATAGTAATGCATTAGATGAACTTATCAATATGCTTCAAAAGAATTTAATTCCCGGTGAATTAAAACCCTATGTATTAGCCGCGTTTAGAGAATTCTGTCAAAAGGTTAATAGTGAACTTGCATTAAAGATTGCTAATTTAGTGGAGGTAGAAAGCAAAAGTCTTGCTATGCAATTTTTGCGTACTGCTGCTAAGGTAAATGAGCAGGCCAGTTATAGATTAGCAATGATGGTTTTTAGTGACCCACATAGTAGTAATAGTGAAATAGAAAGTGTAATAGGGGATCTCAAAGAAAGTGCAATGAAACGAAAGGTCCCAGCTATGATTAGTCTTGGTAAATACTATCTACAGATAGGCGACAACAAGAATGCGTTTAGATGGCTATATGCTGCTAGAGCAGAACATGACAAGGAAGCACAAAAACTTCTAGAAGATCTTAATAAGAAAATTAGTAAAAGTGATTTCAATAATTTTAAAACAGATGGCGATGCTTTGGTTGATGAAATAAAATTTATAGATGAAAATAGAATGAGACAATAATTATCTTTCTTTGTTCAATCTATTTACTGCATCCCATAAAGCAGTTATTTGTTTGTCATAGTTCTTTTCTAAATAATCTAGTCTCACTTTTAAGGTTACTGCATAGGCAGCTATAGCTACAATACCTGCACCCAAAAACCATAGTTTTCCTAATGCGTCAGCAAGACCTTCCATATTAATTATCCTTTAAGTTCGCCTCTTTCGATAAGCTTTTGTTTATTATACTGATGTTGTTCTTGAACCAATTCTTTATTCTCACCTTGATATAGCACAGCATAATTGTTATCAATCATCCATTGATTTAAACTAGTACCATCTTCTAAAATAAACACACCTAGTATTCTTCCAAACTTATCATCATTGGCATCTGATCTCATTGTTTGAATTCTTTGCCAACTTCCAACAGGTAATTTTTCTGCTAGTTTTTTCTTAGAAAGAGTACCTCTAACCTTTTCTTCATTGTTAGATGTTCTTGATTCTGGTGTATCTATCCCCGCCATTCTAACCTTTTGGTTAACAAGCATCATGTTGAAACCTAAATCAAGATCTATTTCAACAGTGTCACCATCGACCACTTTGTTAATTTTGCATCTGTAAATATACATTATTACCTCTTAAATAATCTGTTTATAAATTTAATACCAGTATAGGTTCCTAAAACTAGAACTAACATCATTGCTACTACATCCCAGTTATCTTCTTTAGTAACAATTACTTTAGCTCCAGGAACTTCTACCACAGCTTTTTTTGTAGTATCTTCCTCAAATTTTTTAATATTCCAAACACATTCCTCAAGTTGTTTTTCTAAATCAATTTCTTTTGGTGTACTCATCTGTTTGCTAATGGATTATCTAAAGCCTTCTTTAAATCATCGTTTATCTTCTTTTCAAGCGCTTTCATTTTTGCATCAATCTCTTTGTTATTTGCAGCAATAGCTTTAGTATTTTCAGCTGCCATGCGATTCATTTCCTTAGTAGCAGTATTCATGCTAGCATCAGCTGCTTTTTGTATTGATCTAACTTCTGTTTTAACTTCTGCGACAGTACGATCAATCTCTCGTTGTTGTGTTTTATTACTTCGTTCAACTTCTTCCACAGTCTTTTCTATACGACGAATATCATTCTTTAAATCATTTTTAATATCGCGAGTATATTCTGCCGTTTTATCTGATCCTTCTTGAACAGCCTTTTGAGTCTTGCTAGCATTTTCTTCAATTAAAGCTAAGCGCTTATCAAATTCTGTAAGATCAGGTGCTACATATTCAGCTATCTTTTTCTTCATACCAACATAATCTTTATATACTTCGAATGCCCCATATAATCCACCTAGTATAGATGATACTAATGTGAATGCAACCATTAGTTTTGCTGGAGTAAATTCATACCCGCCAATACTAATTACAGTATCAGCACTTGCATATTTTTTAACTGCTGCCTGAGCCTCATCTATTTTTTTATTAACATCTTTGATTTCTTCGGTCATTTTTACCTCGGTAAGTATTGTTGATCCACCATTTCTTGATGGAGTCTATCACTTGCCAATTGCCTTAATGCTCTTACATTATCAACTGTCTTTTGATTACGATAAATTTCCTTGGGTGAATAAAAGGCTGCGTCATTTAAAGCAATCAAATAAGTATTGAAACCGACAGGAGTCCTAGCAATAGAATCAATAGAAACTCCAGCGGCTGCATCGTTATCTTGAACATTCGATTTAACCTGTTGTGTGTTTGTGTTGTTGCGGTCTGCTTCGGGCATAACCGGTTTAGCTTCAATAATATCGTTGATTGGGTTAGTCTT